CGAGCTGGTCGCCCGGTACCTCGGAGGCAACGCGTTCGACAGGTTGAACACATCAACGAGGCCGAACACCCCGTTCGTCGTACCAGCGACTCTCGATGCGGTTGTGCCACCGAGGACACCGACAACACCGAGGATCGATGTTGCGCCGGTGACATACTCGACGGCTTCGAAACGCATCTTCGCGTCGTTGATCAGCTCGGGGAGCTGCGCCTGGAATGTCGAGTCGGCGAGCAGTTCCATCGAAGCAGGGATGTAAACATCCTGCTTGTAGGTCGTGATCGTCGGCTGGCTGAACGTCGCGGTCGCCTCGGCGACTTCGACACCCTCAGCGACGTACTCGGCGTTGAACCCGTCGGATGCGACACCATGCCAGATGTTCGTGTTCGCGAGCGTCACAACGTTCGCGAGTTCACGAATCGGGTTGATCGCACCGTTGTTCGTGGTGATGATCGTCGGGTCCAAATGGAACGGAACCATGAACCCACCGGAAACGTTTGTGCCTTCGGAGAACGCACGGAGCATCTGCGGGCCGGGCTGGCCGTTCATCAGATACCCGCGGAACTCGTCGGCGTACTCAGGAGTCGAGGTGCGCAGGCAACGCAAGAACGACTCTTCGTCCTGTGACCGTTGGATTCGTGTCGTCGCGGTTTGCTTCTGATCGTCGTCGAGGTCGGACATCTCGATCACACCCAGAGACCGTGAACGCATCTCCGAACGCATCGCACGCTGACCAGACCACGCCGACGGCAGGGTCGACAGGTCGGTGAGGTCGTTCAGCTTCGAACGGCCGACCGGCGCGGCGACATGCTCGCGGGTGACTGTCTGCACGGTGCCTTCATCGGCTGCGCCGTCACCAGATTCGACGATTGCCTCACCGGATTCGATAACCGACCTGGCGCGGGCGATGGTCGCGTCGCGCTTGGCTTCTACCTCTACCTCAGGCTCGAGGGTGTCGAACTCTGCGGTCGCCTCAGCGAACCGGAGTTCCTGTGCTTCGGTGAGATCGTCGCGAGCTGCAAGCTCTGCAAGCTCAACTGCGATCGCTCGAAGCTGATCCTTCTTCGTCTTCATGGGGTTTCACTCCTCTGGCTCGGACACAAGCGATACGAGCGACCTTCAGCCGCTCACGCTTCGTCATCGTGGCCGTGGAGTGGTGCCCATCTAGCGCCGGGTCCGGGTCCTCGGGGTCTTGCTCAGCGAGTCCCGTATCGGGAGTGCTGCCATACGCAGTATACCCGTTGGCGGTGTCAATAGCACGGACAGTCGCCACCGGGTCTGTTGCGTCCCTCAGAAGTTCCCGAATCTGCTCCCGAGTCTCGGGATTCGCTGCCTCCCATTCCTCAAAGTCCTTCCCTGACCGGACCCCTACCGTCGTCGCCTCATAGGCGGGGAACGTGACCGGGCCGAGCTCCGAATCGAGAGATGCTTCGCGAATAATCCTCTCGGGAAGTGCGCCCTTCTTCGCTTCCTTGAACGTCGGATATGTCCACTCGTCCTTGTCCACGTTCGCTCGGAAAGACATCCCGTCGATCGCTCCGTCCGAGATCAACTGGAGGATGTCGTTCCCATAGGACGTGTCCGAGATCCGGGCGGCTACCCAACCCCCCAGCTTGTCGGCCCGCAGAGCGGTGATCGGCCCCAACGGCTTCTTACCGATCGACGGATCGAACCCGTGATTGAACAGGAGTTTCAGCTTCCCCTGTTGGGCCTTCACCGTCCGGGTGAGTGACCCGCCGGCCATCGTCTCCCAGAACGGAACCGGAGATTCTGCGGGAGAGTCGATCTTCGCCCTCACTCCGAACACGGCGAAGTAGCCCTCCATCGTCCGACCGTCAGACGACGCGGTGGGTTTCGTCGCGTTCATACGGACGAGCCCCGTGCGTTTCGGGCCAGACCGCATCGCTTCGACCGCGACGTCGTATGAGTTTTCCTCCTCGAGAAATGGATTCATTGTTCTGCTCCTGCCGGTAATGCTTTACGGCCATTCGTGTTCGGTTCGGCGTCGATCTCCACAGACGCGTCGACAGCACGGCCTGTGGTGGACGCCGTGGATTGTGCATCTTGCTGGGTGCCCGGTCGTTGTAGCTGCACAGAGAACAAGCCGGTGTGTGTGAGTTTCGACATGTCGTTCACCATCACCGCGTCGCGTGCTGATAATGGCTCGAACCCACCACGGATCAGTGACTCAACTGTCAACGCGTTGCGTTGCTGCACCTCCGCCTCGGCGAGCGAGTCGGCACGTAGGGCGGGGATGTTACGCTTGTCGTACCACAACCGCGAATTCGGCGGTGTGGTGATCAACCCCGACAGGGGCGGGCAGACGGATTGCCACAACGGTTCGCAGGTCACCTCGGCGAACCGGCGCATCGCCTGCTGATAGTTGCTGTAGGTGGCAGCCTGCAATCCTTCTTTGAGGTTCGCGATGATGCCTGGTGTACCGGCGGCGGCGGCGATGCGGTTCTCGCCGGCGGCTTGGATGGTGTCAAACGTCATGGCCTGCATGTCAGCGCCGACAACCTTTGCGTCGGTGCCACCTTCCAAGAGCATTGTCTTGTAGGCGTTGCCCAGTCCTTCGTGACGAGAGCGGAGCACCTGCGTCAGTTCGTTGCGCTGCGGATCTGTCAGTCCTTCTTTCACGGTGACGACCATGTTCGGCACCGCGGCGTTCTCGAAGAACTTCAGTTTGTGCGCGCTCATCGACTTATCGGCGGTCAACTCCAACAGCACCGCGCCCAACCATGAGATGCCCTTGTGGGGGTGCAACGGGTCAGGGGTTGGTGCCCAATGACACACATCATCCGCGGCGAGTGGGATCGGGTCGGCTTTCGACCACCGGCCACCGGGCCAATACATGTATGCGAGCGGGTCGGGAATCTCCGGGAGGTAGACGATCTCCACCCAGTCGGGACGCAACACTTGCAGACGTTGCGGGTTCGGCCGGTACACGTATGCGTTGCCGGACAGGTCGGCGTGCTGCAACATGCGCACAAGAAGCCCGGCGGTCGAACCGTTCACCCACGGCACCTCCAGCAGTCCGAGAGCGGAGGTGCCGAACAGTTGCCGCTTATTGAGGTTCGGGCCGTCACCCAACGCCTGGAATTGGAATGTTGCCTGCGCGAACATGAACGCCCGCACATTCAAGATCGCGTGGATGACACTGTTCGACTTGTAACCATCGAGGACGTAAGAGCAGAACTCGCGATCGATCTCGGGGGTGCGCGACATCTGCCAGGTATTCATCAAGCCGACAAGTTCCCGATATGACGCCGGGGCGGCTCGTTCTACTATCCGATGACCAGTGACTCGCTGAATCAGGTTCACTCATCGACCTCTAGGTCAATCACCGGGAGTGCCACAACAATGATACCCGCGACGATCCACGCGGCGGGAGTGTAGATCATCGCCACCCCTATAACGATGACCACCAAACCGGGTATCAACATAAAGTAGGGGACGAGACTTTTCATGCAAGACTGATTCTAGGTGCAACAGGTTCCGGAGCTGTCGCAAGCGACCACAATCCGAGAGATGCCGCGACAAGAAGCGACACGTCCAGCCGGGAGCTTTTCCGGCCCCATGCCCATGAATCCCCGATCGGCCGTTTCACCGCACCCGCGACCGCGACGTCAAGGTCGGGGTTCTGCCGGACAGTAACCCTCGAGTCCATCACCGCATCGTAGAAATAGCCTGATGCCCTGGCGAGATCCTTGGGTGGTATCTCCACTACTGGCACCCCACGTCTGACGATCTCATCGGCGAACGTCGACGCCGGCCCGTTCTGGTCATACACGAACGCTGCTCGGTGCCTGCCGTGGAGCTCGACTACCCGATCGACGAGCCATCCGGTACCCGGCCGGTAGTCCACAACCTCGATGACCGGCCCCGCGCCGATGGCGACAATCCCGGCTGCGGAGCGTTCCGGGTTCATGTCGAACGCGAACACCCCGGCGGTCGCCTCGACATTCGGGTCGCAGACCGACGCCCAGATCGCGGCGGGGATGACCCGCTCATCCGAAGCTGTCGGGATGTTCAGGTAGGCACGCTTGAACTCGTCGAGCTTCAGGGTCTGATATGCGTGCTCGACGATCTCGAGGGTAATCGTCCGGCCGAGCGCCGGCATACACCGCCACCACGTGGCCTGGTCGGCCGGGTCATCGTTGGGATCGGCAGACCATTCAAAATAAGCGGTTCCCGCGCCGCTGTCCACCCCTATAGCGGCTCGGCCATTCGTCACCGCACGATT